GCGCTCTAGTAGCGCCTCGACGTCAGGGTCACGGGCGAGCACGCGCACCACGCCGAGGTCGCCCCAGCCGGCCACGCCCTCAGGGCTGTTGCGGCGGGCGTAGAGGCGGCTGGCGATGAGCAGAATGGCCTCGATGACCTCGGGATGGCGCCGGCTGTAACCAGCGTCGGGCTCGACGTACACGCGGTCCTCGACCCACGCGGTGGCCACGTCGAGGCAGCGCGCCAGGTTGCCGTTGGCATCGTCGCCCTTGACGCCCAGGCGCGCCCGCAACAGGTCGAGGTTGGCGGCCTCGCTCATGCGTCAGGCTCCTCGGGCGGCGGCGCCACCTCGGGCTCGGGCTCCTCCTCGGGCGGCTCCTCGGCCACCGGCGCCGCACCACCGACCCACGTGGTGCCCGACCAGTACATGCGGCCAGCAGCGCCCACAGCCGTGCCCTGCACGTACTGGCCAACGGTCCACAGCGTGGTGGGCGACGCCACGATGCCGTTGGTATTGGCCACCGAGGCGCTGGCGGGCGGTGCGCTGCCGGCCGGCGTCCACGTGCCGGGAATGCCGGCCGTGGCGCCCGTGGCGGGCGCAGGCGTCCACAGCGAGGGCGGGTAGCTCTCGTCATAGGGGTGCTCGATGATGCTCATGGGCGTGGCCCTCCTCGACCACTGCACCGGCCGGCGCCAGGCGGGCTCAGCGCCGGCCGGTGCATGGCCGTCATCACGGCGCGAGGTGCTGGATGGCACCGACGAACGGCGTCGGCTTGTACGTGGCCGAGGCCGCAGCCACGGCCACCTGCCGGCCGAGCACGCTGGGCTCGACGGCCTCCAGCACCGGGAAGCGGTACAGGTAGCCCTCGATGGCGTCAGGGCCACCGACGTAGAACGTGGCGTCGGTGATGGTTGGTGTGACCACCGGCTGCAGGCCAGCCACGCTGCCGGCAAACGTGGTGGCGCTCGACGTGCCCGGCGCGTTGCTGGCACCGAGCGTCGGGAACATGGGACGGCCAGCGAGGTCGACCAGGCTGCCGAGGCGCGCCCAGCCGAGCGGCCCCATAGCCAGCCAGCTCGGCAGGCTGTTCGTCTTCCCGTAGTAGGCAGCGGCGGCCTGATAGATCGCGGCCAGGATCGTGGCCGCGTCAGCATCGGCAGCCAGCGTGATCTTGGTGGCGCCGGTGCTCATGCCCGTGAACACCAAGCCCTCGATGGCGTGTTCCAAACGGGTTCGGAGCTGGTCAAGAATGATCTGGAGACTGGCCGGCATAAATGCCAGCAATTGCTGGCTGATATTCAAATAGCCGCCTGTCGTTGTAAGTGCAACAGGTGTCGTAGTGACGCTAAATGCCTTGCTTGCCAGCTCACCTTTCTCCAGCGCTTGCGGCCCCACGCCGGTCGCCAGATTGGCGTCGACAATCTGCGGGCGGCTAAATCCGAACCCATCGGACGCCGGCACGTCGCGCATGCCGATGGCCGAGCTGAGAGGCATTGAGCGGGCGTAGGGATTGATGACCGGCCCGACGTTCGGCTTGACCACGAGGCCGCCGAGGTCGCCCGCCACCGGCGTGGTGTTGGCGGCCAGGGTGCCCATGTGCTCGGCGGCACGGCGGTGCACGCGGCCATAGCGCTGTTTCGCCTGCTGGTCAGTCTGGTGCAGCACGTCCCACAGCAGCTGCCCGTCGCTGCGGTAGTGGTAGTCACCGCTGACCACGGCGCCGGTGGTCGACAGGCGGGCGAGGCGCGTGGCCGTGTCGTCGGCCATCTCCAGGTCGGCGGTGAGCACACCAAGCTGACGATTGAACGCGACCACCTCGGTGTTGGCGGCCTCGATGGATTGCATGTCCTGTTCGGTCAGGTCGCGGCCCTCATCGGCGGCGGCCTGGGACAGGTTCTCGATCAATGCCAGCTTGCGGTCACGCTTGTGCGTGAGCTGGTCCACCAGTGAGTCGGGCACGGCGTGCCACCTCCTCGGGAAGGGTTGCGGATTGCCGCTCCTCGCCTGTCGGTGTGCCGTGTCCGGTGTGCCCAGCTATGCGGTGTGTCGCTGGGGTGCCGGTATCGGGGTGACCGCGCAGCCCTTGGCCTGGGCTGGTCGATTAGCTACGCGGACGGTACCACATTAGTCAATGCCTGACTGATGGCATCGAGGGCGCTGATGGCCATGCGCCCATTGTTCAGGTCGCCGACCATCGACTCAAACAGCTCGGCGGTTAGCTCGACCGTGGCGGCGCGGCCCTGCGGCCAGCTCACCACGTAGCTGCCACGGGCATCGCGGGTGACCACGGGCGGGCCGCCACCGTTGGGCAGCGGCCGGCCGTCATCGAGGGCGGTAAGCGTCATGACCGCAGGTCGTCGAGCATGGCGCGGACGCGGTCGAGGTTGGGCGTGTCGCTGGCCGGCGTCTCATCGCTGCGCATGGCCACCACGCCGGCCGTGGCGTAGGCCGGCATCTCGACCGCAGCCACGTGGTGAATGTCGACCTGGCGCCGGCTGACCAGGCGGCCCTCGACCACCGGCGCCACGTGGTCTGAGAATTGCACCGACATGCCGCGGTGCGAGGTAGCGACCAGCTCGCGCACCAGCTCGTAATTGCCGCGGTTGCGGTAGAGCTGCAGGTGCGCATATGCGCCGTCGTCGCGCTCCTCCAGCGCCAGCCCGTAGCCCAGCCGGCCATCGATGCCCGGCGCCTCGTGGCCGAGCTGGTACGTGATGAACCGCGGATTGAGGCCGCGGCTGATGAGCTGGCGCAGGCGCAGCGTGCAGCCAGGTAGGAACTCCTCGTCATAGTCGAACAGCTCGCCATCGAGCACCTCACGAATGTGGGCGCGCTCGCTGAACGGGAACAGCCGCCCGACCACCACGCCCTTGGCCTCGTCGACGTCGCTGACCTCCAGGCCGGCGCGCAGGTGGCGGCCATCCTTGACGGGCGCCGGCACGCGCCCCTGCTGTTCGTCGGTCATATGTTGCCCCCGGTCAGTCGCTCGGCATCGCCCTCGACGGCCTCGGCGGTCGGCGCCAGGCGCTCGGCTGTACGAATCTCCTCGACCGACATGGCACGCTCGCCCGTGGCGGGGTCGACGATGGCGTGCAGCGCCGTCCAGGCGGCCACGCGCTCACCGAGCGGCGGCTGCGTGTAGCGGTCAGGGTTGAACTCCAGCAGGCTGCCGCGTGGCAGCAGCCAGCTCGACCAGCTCGACGCCAGCAGGTCAGCCAGCGGGCGCAGCGTGGCCCGCCAGTGATGCTCAAACAGGCTTTCGGCATTGGCATAAACGAGTTGCCCGCCCTGACTCACATTTACTAAATAACTAGGAACGCCGAAGGCAGCACATATCCTCTGCTCGTCAAATTGGCGCAATTCTAGTAAGGCCATATCGCGGGGGCTGATACTGACCGGCTGCAGGTCGAGGTCACCGCCGATGACCGCAGGCGCGCCGTCACGACGCCGGCCAGCCTCGACCCATCGGCGCTGGGCGGTCTCAGCCTGGTCGCGGCTGATGCTGCCGCGGCCTTTCAGCACCGCCCACGGGATGCCACCACGCGACGCCAGGCCCGCGGCGTAGCTCTCCAGGGCGCCGCTGGTCTCCAGGCTGCGGCCAATCCACTCAATGGGCGTGATGCCGCGGATGGCGCCAGGCCAGCTCTGATACCGCGTGATGTTGACATCGGCGCTCGGCAGCTCGGCGCCGGCCAGCGTGACCACGCGGTGGCCCTCGATGAACTCCACGTCGACCAGGTCAGGGTTGAGCGTGGTGAAGCGGGCCACGCTGCCGTTGGCGAACCTGCCCGTGCAGTACAGGATGCACTCACCGCGAAACAGCAGGCCGTTGACCGAGCTGTGCATAAAGTCTGGCCAGCTGTCGAACAGCTCGGGCTCAGGGTTATTGCGCCACTCTGGCAGCGTGAACGGCGCAATACCCTTGACGCCATAGACCGGGAAGCTCCCGAGCTGGCGGCTGTTGAGGTCGACGCACGTCATGGCCGTCGACACGCGGCCGAACAGGCCGTTATGCCGGCCGGCGCCCTCGCCCGACCAGCCTGGCCCCATCCACGGCGTGTCCCATTCGGTCGGCCAGCCGTCCCACGCCTGGGCATGCCAGCCGTCCACGGGGTACATGACATGCGTGCCGGCGTTGCTCTCAGGCCCGACCGAGGTGGGCGTGTTGCCGTTGGGAATGTGGCTGTGCGGGTCGACCTGCGGCACCTCGCTCGATGCGCGCTCATGCCGCCGATCCGTGACCACGAGGCCCGAGGGCAGCACCTCGGTGGGCATCAGGCGGGCGTTGGCTGCTCGGGCTCGACAGGCTCGGGCGTGGTGGGCTCGGGCGCGGGCGTGGGCTCCTCGGGCGTCATGGCCACCAATGGTGCCACAGCCGGCCTGATTAGTACACCACTGACTAGTCAGCGGTCAACTAGTACACCACGGGCTCGGCCGGCCGCAGCCAGGGCTGCGCTCGTGCCCACGCCATGCGCGCCGCCATGGCGCCGTCGATCCACGCGCCCTCACGGTGCACGCGCCGCAACACGGTGCCCTTGGGACCATCGCGGTGGCCGACATTGGCGAAATGCTCACGCAACAGGTCGCTGCCGTCGTGCGTGAACGTGCCCTCCGCGATGGCCTGCCACAGCCCGTTTGTGGCGGTGGCCTCCTCGATGGGCGTGGTGCGCCATTCGACCATCGGCATGCCGCGGCGGTCCAGCTCGGCCGTCAGCGTCGGGCGAATGGTCGGGTAGTACGCCACCTCGACCACGTGGTAGCGGTCGGCGGCGCGTTGCATGACCTCGACCACCTCGCTGTCATCGGCCAGCTCGCCCGCCCACAGCAGAAACACCGCGCCGGTGTCGAGCGCCGCGCCCACCACGGCCGTCGAGCGGCGGTAGGTGCCATCGAGGCCGATGACCACGGCCGTGCCGGCCTCGGGCGCGGGCGCCACGCGGCAGTCGTCCCATGCGCCGGCCGGCAGCCAGCTATCGGCGGCCACAGTCTGCAGCCACTGGCCTAGGCGGTACATGCGAAAGCGGCGCATGAGCAGCGCCTGCACGTGCGGCTTGGCGGCGCGTAGCTTGCCCACGTCACGCTCGATGGCCTCGACACCGAGGATGCCGGCATCGAGCGCAGGGTTGGCCAGGTACCAGGTCGCGGGATCGTAGGGGTCAGCGTCGAGCGGTGCGCCGTATTCGACCACGCGGTAGTCGGCGCCGGCCGCGTAGAGGTCACGCACGGTGGCCAGGGCGCTGTCGGTGCGATTGCCCGGCGTGCCGATGCACAGCACCACGGCCTCGGTGCGCTTGCCGAGGCGGTCCTCTAGCGCGGCCAGCGCCTCTAGCGGCACCTCCTCGCCCTCATCGACCACGGCCACCGTGGGGTTGAGGCCCTGCAGCTTGGTGTCGTCGGCCGGCAGCGACTGCAGCACGCCATTGTTCCAGGCGCTGCGCACGCCAGGCTCGACGTTGCCGCGCTTGATGCTCAGCTGTTCGCCCAGCTCGGCGCTCGATTCGACCATGGTGATGATGGGGTCGAGCAGCGTGCGATTGGCCTGGCGGCCGTTGCTGGCCACCAGCGGCACCTGCGGCGCGTCGGGGTACGTGGCCACCGCCCACAGCCCGATCGCTGCGGCCAGCGTTGACTTGGCGTTGCCCGCAGGGATGCTCACAGCGCCGGCCTGGGCGCCCTCGGCCAGCAGCGTCTCGATGATGTCGAGCTGATACGGCGCGAAACGTATGTGTTTGCCCACATTGCGGCCCGATGGAATGCGGATATAGCGCTGGCCCCAATTAATGAATGATCCTGCCCGTGAGGCCCCTTTAAATACCCGCCAAGGGCTGCCGACATCGGGCCGCATCAGCGTGCATCTCCCATGCATGGCGCGTGCATATCCATGCAATGGCGCCGGCGCCTTTCCATGATATCGGCCGCCCTGCGGGGGTCGGGGAAGCGGCGGACC